ACGTATCAACTGTATCTGCCGTAATGCCTATGTATTTACACAATTCAGCGCACAAATATGCGGTATTGTTGATTGTTTTTTCTGACACAATAGAATTACCGCTACAACACATTTCAATGGATATGCTGTTTTTATTTCGGCAGTCGGCGTGTTTATACACCGATGTACCGCCGACCGCCCACGCCGCATTATTTAACGCAACTGATTGATAACACTCGGCTTCGTCCATAAAATAATTAGCAGACGATTTTCTTGCTCCATTGTGAAAAAATGTTGCATTATTTTTGGCTGTGTCCTTTTTATTTCCTGTATAATGAATTACAATGAATTTCACCAAACGACTACTGTATGTGTAATAGTTTGCCGATGATGACTGTATTGACGTATCAATGTCAATACCATTGAACTGTTTGATTGGAAATCCATCATTTATTGTTCGCATATGTATCCCCACAATTCTTTTCTTGAATTTCAGGAAGACCTGCAATAGATGTTAGCAGAGAAAGTATTCCTGCAAGTGCAGATGCACTACCTACCAATACCCAATTTACGTCTCCCATAGCAATAGCAGTACCAATAGTGGCAACTGCTGTTTGTGCTACTGTTTTTATTGCACGAATACCCGCGCATTTTAGCCATTCTTTCATTTTAATGTACCTCCTAAAATACTAAAATACTAAAATCCTAACATTTTAACAAAATAACCTATCAAACCGCCCACTATTGCCGTAATAATGGCGGTAACGACTGTTTCGTATCGCTTTGTAGGACGTTTTTCTATTTCGTCTACCCGTGATGTAATATCGTTCACGTCCTCACGCATTGCCTTAGTTTCCGTGGCTATGATGTGGACGCTCTCGGTTAGTTTGTCCAGAGTGTCAATTCTGTGGTGTGCCGATTTGGTGGACTGCTCTACGGCAGTCAGACGCTCCCACACTTCTTTTTCGTTTTCTGCCTCCATATCAGCCCTCCATAATTTCTTTTTTCTCGTTCTCTGTGATATATCCCGCTTTGATGAATATATCTAAATGTTTTTCTTTGTAAATACCCATTTGATAGTATTTACGTATCAATGTTTTATTCACCGTCAACACCTGCCTTTAACTCTGCAATCTGCAACATCAGCATTGCGTTGATTTCGTCTTGCGACGGTGCGTTTTTTATTTCATTGTAGGCGTTTTCGCCCATTTCAACCGCCCGTTCCAACTCACCGTCCGCCAACTGTTCCTGTGTAAATTGCATTCCGTCCAACCATTCGTAACCTGTATTATCTACGGTGGTTACTGTTGCCGTCGGATAACGTTGTAACAGTTCGTCACGTTCACTATCCGTACACGCCGTATGCGTGTCGGTTAGCTCTATAACAGTGCCGTCTGTTCCTGTCGTTATGTTCTTTGCAGTTATTTCATATTTGATTAACTGCAATCTGTTTCCATAAAATCTATATTGCATATCTGCACCCCCATTATGAATATTTGTTATTGCTAAACGTGTTTGTCGCTCCGCCTGCGTTTGTATAGTTTTTACCTATCATAATGTTGTCGGAACAACTATTATATGTTGATGATGTCACACGTATCGAATGTTGCGAATCACTGTAACTATCTTTTTTTATGACATTGCCTGCGACTTTGTTTTTGCCGCCGCCTGTCAGCAATACACCGTATATTTCGGCGTCAGATATATAGCAATTTGCTACAATATTATATTCACCCTCAATACGAACACCTGTTTCCTGTGCATTTTCACTGTAACAGTCTGAAACAACATTATGTCCGGAACCTAAATGAATGTTTGTCCTGTTACCTGTGGCAGTCACATTACGAATAATCGAATATCCACCGCCACAGTTAATACCATATACGGCGTTAGACAAATCCAAATTTTCAAATTTGCAACGACTGCCGGACGCATAAATACATATTGAATTACCATTGCCATTGTAGGTGTCAAATGTCATTTTTAAATTAGCGACAGTAAAATTAGTTTGCGTTGCGGCAATGCCCCATATACCCTGTTTACAATTCAATACGGTGCTGTTACCCATACCACAAATAGTAACATTCGGTTTATTTACATTTATCTGACCGCTGATGTTATATGTACCCTCTAACAATACAATTTTGCCGCCAGTTGACGGCAATGATGATATAGCATTATTAATCACTGCTTGGTCATTCGTGCCACTACAGTAATAATCAGCTGTTAGCATATGTTTTGATGTACTACTTGATATTGTAATCGTTGTCGGCGGTGCTACCCTGTCACTCCACATATCGCTCAGCGTTGTTGTGACTTCATCAATACCTACATAGTCATTAGATACAAAATTAGCGTCTAATTTGCCGTCTGCCAACTCGTATGCCTCAACTGCTTTGTCGTAGGCAGTTTTGGTGGCTTTGGGTGTAGCCGCACAACCGTTGCCTGTTGAATTACTTGAACTTACACTGTCCGACAATTTCAAATGTCCGTAATTGGTTGCGTCACCCACACCGTATGTTGTACCCGTACTTGCGTGGTTCAGTGGTGCTTTGTTCCCTATTGAATTAATACGTGCGCTAAGCTGCATATCCGCCGCCTGTCGTTCTCCGGTTTCGGTGTTTATCCTGTCAGACAGTGAATCGTTTTCGTCCATTCTGTCCGAAATTTCAGTTGTCAGTTTTGTTGCAATTTCATTGACCGCCTCTAAAAACGAATTTTTATTATTGGTTTTTAGTCCGTTCAAATTGTTGATACCTGTAAACGTTTGCGCCCTGTTGTACATTGTTGTTACTGTTGCGGTGTTATATCCTACCGTCATTAATGCGATAGTTCCCTCTTCCGGTGACGTTTCAACATCTTCAACCGTCATTGTCAGCGTACCTGTTTCGGGTGAATAATATATACAAATATATTTGTCGCCGTCCTCACCTTTTCCGCAACTGAACATTGCGGATAAATCCGCCGCCTGTATTGAATAACCGTCTAACAGGATTTTTGATTTAACCGTGTTACCCGCTACTGTAACCGTGCCTGTACTGTGTCCTGCGTCGATACTGACAGCCATATCCGCCGCAGTCAATGAATATGTAACAGTATGTTTCGTTGTTTCATCAGTTCCGTACAACTCTGTTTTGTCTGCCTTTTTGCTGTCCGCCGTCTGCCTTTCGGTGATTTCGGCTGATATTTTCTGTTGTAATTCACTGTCGCCCGTCTGCCTGTTTTTCGTTTCATCATTAATATTTTTTTGCAACGAACTGTCAGCGTTTTCTCTCGCTGTTTTTTCGGCGGTGATCTTATCTGCCAAACCTACATCAGCGTTGGTGCGTTGCGTGATTTCTGTGTCCAATTTGTCGGACAGTGTGTTGTGGTCGGTTTGAATTGCCGTGAAATTATCACGAACAATCTTCCACCAATCCTTTAACAGCGTTTTTCCGCTAAAATTAAAATTTAATTTCATTTTATCATTCCTTTCTAAATCGTAATTGATTGGGATTTCATTAAAAAAACACGCCGTAAGCGTGCTATGGTGGTATTCGTCTGTACATTGTGTCACCTCATTTTTTGTACGAAAAAAGCACCCCGAAAGGTGCTTTAACGCTATAATCTATATACGATTTTCAAAAACTATATTTACCTTAGCCTTTTTGTCTTTATCCAACATAAAGCTATAACCTCTTGAAACATCAAGACCGTTTTCATCTTGCAAAATCGGCATAGCACAATCAACACATTTAGTTATATATTTAATTATTTCTTCTCTACTTAACATCACAATTCCTCCTACGCCGTTTTAACGGTAGTCCATTCTTTGCTTAAGGTAGTTCTTCACATCTTCGCTATCGCGGTCAATTTTATAAGATAATTGACGTAGAAAATCAATTAAAGCGTCTATATCGTCATAATCACGATACTCTTCTTCTATCGTTTTTCCGTTGGTATCTTTCACACTGAAATATACCGTATAATTATCATCTTCGTCATATCCCAAATCGACCTTAACGCCTGCAACCTTGCAACTCTCCTGCTCCGCATTGCCGTCCAAGAAGTCCCCCAAATAATCTACAAGGATACACTCGGTAAAATACTCTTTATTTTCCTTAATCAAGTCGATTGCCGCTGTATGTATAAGTTCTTCACGAGTTCTGCCTGTAACATCAGCAAGTAACTCTAAATCGTTATATACCTTGTCGTCAAAGGCAACTGTTCTCTCATTCATAAATTTGTGTCTTAACATAATTTTTAACCCCTTTCTTATGCAACCGTATCTACGCCGTATTTAATAGCCATTTCCTTGACGATTGCAACGTAAATCTCAATAAGTTTCTTATCTTCTGCGATTACATCCACTTTGTTCAGTCTATCGCGTTTTGATTTGCAAACACCGTTGTCTGCCATACGTCTGCGCATATTGGTAAGTCTTATGCTTAGTCGTGTTGCACCTCTAAGCTCTACAAGTCTAAACACTTCTGCATTAACGTCTTTTATGTATTCATTTCCGCCGATAGCCTGCGCAATCTTAACGATTAATCTTCTTGCGTCCTCACGCCATGAATGCGTGTCAAGAGCTACAATGTCCGAAATACCGTCAAGGCGCTTGTTGGTTGCTTGTATTTGTTGCTTTACTTCTTTCATCTCTTGCAAGCTCTGTATAAGGACATCTTCAATGCAATCGGGGCGTTGTTCCTTTACTCTAAAATATGTTTCTTCCAAGTTGTCGAATTGCTCCCACGCCTTGTCGGTGTCAAGAATTTTGCAATGACGATTTGCTCCGCGTTCTGTCCAAAGGTATAGCTGATTTACATTCGTTTTCACGAGGTCAATATTATTGACCTCGCGCTTAAAAGCTCTTAATTCCTCGCCTTTTAAGAGATAATAATGTACGCCCTCAACAAAATGGTCTTTATGATTTGCGAAGTTGTTTTTAATATTGTTTGTATCTGTTTCATAGACTGCCGCAAGTTGTTGTGTTGTTAAAATTCTCTGATTGTTCATTTCAATCGGTATTAATTGATTCGTCATATTCATTATCCTTTCTTTACACTTGATTTATCCGAAAGGTTATGATATAATGTATGTATAAATTCCTTTCGGAGTTTGGTTTGTGAGTAATTTGCATATCTTTGGTACGGAGAGCAAATTACTCTTTTTCTTTTTTGCAACTTGTTCATTCTTAATTTTTCTCCTTTTCAATGAAATCCGTAATCGGTCTGCCTAATGCCTCCGCAAGCTTTCGTATAGTTGAAGCTTGCGGTTTTTTAATTTTTTGCTTTTCAAGTAACGATATTTGACTTGCCGTAATTTTAGCTTTATACGACAACTCACTCATTGACAAGCCTTGTTCCATACGATATTCTCTTAGATTTTTTGTTGTATATCCCATATTTTCACCTCCTTACATTCTCGAATTATACTACTTTAAAAGTAATATGTCAATACTTTTTTATCAACTTTTTTGAGTTTTTTATCTTTTTCTTGCAATTTGTATTTGTTTTTGATATAATCTAATTAAGAATAAATCAATTTTTACTACCAGGAGGTGTTTATAATGTCAGTATTCTCTGAAAACCTAAAAGACTTAATAGATTTCAATAATATTACACAACGACAGCTTGCTCATGACTTAGGATTAACGACAGCCTCCGTATCTCGCTATTGTTCAGGGGAGCAAATGCCTCGTATAGATATTGTTAATAAAATTGCAGATTATTTTTCAGTTACTACATCTGATTTATTTACCGAAAATACACCTAAAAATTTTGCAGATGGCAAAACAGATACTTTTCGTATCAGTATCCCCGTTAGCGAGCTTCAAGATGCCGCTATGCAAATAAAGATTTTTCACGAATTAGAAGAACTTTCAATTAGTGAAAAGCAAGATATAATGCAATATATTCAATTTTTAAAGTCTAAGCGCACCACAAAAGAAGATGCCCTTAAGGAAGATAATTAAACCCGTATTTTGAACTAGGTTAATATTATTAACCTAGTTCGAGATATATCTAAAAACACTAACTAGGTCAATATTATTGACTTAGTTCGAGATATATCTGAAAACGTGCATTTTTGAACTAGGTGAATATTATTCACCTAGTTCATTCGATTTGTTTCAACTACTTCGATAATATCGAAGTAGTTAACCAACACAAAAGACACCCCATAACGAGGTGTCTTTGTGCTATTTATTCATCAAATAATCTAAGTATTCCATCCACTCGGGAATTTTTCTTATACATTCCCTTACAGAAAGTCCTTCTAACCAACGTACATTATACTGTGATATGATTTGTAACTGTGTCGGCTTAGACCTTAAATTAATTCGTCCAATCTGCATATTCTTATATTTAAAATTTAACAATCCGTTTGAACGTCTGTCAATTTTCAAATGTTGTAAAGCATTTTTATTAAGCATTTCTCTTGCAAGATTTTCTATAAAAAGCTTTTCTTCTTCATTGGCTTTGTACTTTTTAGCTGAATCCGAAAATGGCTTAATTTTCGATACTATTTTATCCAACACTTCTTGTTGCCATATCATTTGTAAATCCCCTTTCTTATTTCAACAACGGTTGTATCTCGTCGACAAATTGGTCGTATGGGATAACACTTCTATCCTCTACCAAAATGGCTTGACACGAATATATTTCTTTTTTATCCTTTGATATTTTTACCTCTCTTGTATCATAGTCGTATTCGGGCTTACAATCTGTATTTTCTGTCATATCCCATATAAAACCTAATGACACATAATACACTCCGTCTTTTTGAACTATATAAAGGTCGTTGTTTATATATTCTGCCGGTGGTGTATATTTACTTGCTACTGCCATGTTATCAACTTCTTTCTTTTCTGATATTGTGGCGGTGCTTGTTTGTGTATCATACTGTACATCTTTTCCCAATGCTTCACTTACCGCCCTTATCGGCAAGTATGTTGTATCATTGTACAAGAAATTATCGGCTTGTACTTCTTTACCGTCTACAACAACTTTTATTGTGTTCGGTAAAACATTTATATTTTGCCATACGTCAGTCGCATATGCTCCCACGCACGATATAACACCCATAACAAGCATACCGCATATAAAACTCTTGATATTTTTCATAATAAAAACCTCCCTTTTGATACCCAAATTGTACCACAAAGGAAGATTTTTGTAAATACTTTTATGAAATTCCCGTTATAAGTCCTCCCGAAACTGTTACAGTTTTTCCGTCTGCGGTTTGAAATGTTCCGTTTGCTCCTTGCTCAAACTTCCACTGCCCTACACCATGTGTTGCTCCGTTGCCACCATATAAGATAGTATTTCCCTGTAATTGTATATATGCTTCACTGATACTGTTATATACTTGGAAAACCACTTTTCCGTTATAATACAATATTAAATCGGCATATCTTCGACCATTACTGCTTGGTGCATTACACCACAATCCGTACTTATTACCGTCAGCGTCGTAACTTTGGATACCGTTTTTATCTATAACAGTTCTTGCTTCTGTATCTGTACCCGTCGCAAATATACCCGTTATCGTTACATTACCGTCCTCGTCCATTTTGATTGTTTTCTTTTCCAACTGATTGAACAACTCAAAAACAAATTTACCGTCCATATTGCCGAGATTTATACGACGTCTGCCCTTGTCGTCCTCTATGTACAGCAAATCACCGTCCAACAGTAACTGTTTATTATCAGACCTAACGGGGTTTTGGGTACTGTTCACCGTACCGTGAAAATAGCTTGTTTTCAGCTTATTCGCTCTGCCCGAATTTTTCTGAATTGTTTTAAGCAACTTACCCATATACCACGCGTGGTAATACGCATTAGCCAATGTAGGCTGACCGATTGTTACTGACGGCTGTTTTGCGCTGTACGGGTAATACGTCATTGATACAATGCGTTGTTTATGTTCGATATTATCTTCAAAAACGTGTACTGTATCACCCAATGCAATTTTATAAAAATCGCCGTATTCAGCAAGTTTACTCAAATCAACCACATCACCCGTGATTGTCAGTTGAGGGCGGTCAAGTCTAAACTCGTTACCCTCACCCTTTAAGTCCCACTCACCGAATGCCCTTAGCTTTTCGGGGTCATCGTAATCACTATAATCTCGGTACGCCTCACGAATACCGTACTTCTCAATACCCTCTTTACTGTCAATGTACGGCTTACCGCCGTTTACTGATGAAATCGTCAAATCGTCCTTGCCGTACATATACAGTCTTGTCGTCAGCTCTTGCGTGCTTCTCTCGACTGAAAGACTTGTCATATTCTTCTTTATTGACATTCTCACGCCGTTATCTTTTCCGATACGCTCCACAACCGCAAATCGGTAATTATCATAGTATATTTCGCCCCTGCCGTAAGCCTCTATGACGTTTTGTATAACATCATATGTATTTATCTTATCGGTCGGGTAAAAGTCGATTTTAACACCGTCTGCTCCTATTCTCGTCATACCCATTTCTTTAAGTTCACTGTCGGGTATAAGCTCAAACTTTGTATCGGCTATTGCAAGTTTTATAACGTCGTACGGGTCAACACCTATTGTTGATTTTGTCACGTCCGTATCGTTGCCGATTGTCGGCAAGTGATGATGAAGTGCGTCATCATAGAATATTCGGTTAGCTTTCACCGTCATAATTCTTGAACCGCTGTAATCTCGCTTTACAAGTGTAATGCGGTATGCTTGTCCTTCAACCGATACTATACGATTTTCTTTTATAAGCTCCGCTTTTTCGTCTTTCATAGGGTATTTAAAAGAAACTGTGTGTGTTTCCTGCAATCCCTCAAACACCGCCACTTCATACGCTTTGTTAAGATACGCAAGGCAACCACCTGTGAAGTCTGTTTCGTTCCATTCGTGTAATTTAAAAGCCATGTTATTCACTCCATTTCATATTATCAAAATCTACGTCGTACAAAAATTTAGGCGTGTAATTTATCTGCACGACACCGCCACCCGTTACCGTTATCGTGTTATCCAATGCAGGAGCAAGTTCAAAAAACTCACCCTCTGCATACGTCATAAGGCTTGTATTTCCGCTATAAACTATTTCTTTTTCGCAGTCGATAACTATGTCACCTGTGTATTTAACAGTGATACTCTTACCGTTATTGCTTATGGTAAACGGACTTTTTGCACCCGTTACAGTTATAATCGGTTTGACGTGTACATCACCGATATTTGGTATGTTTTTGTATGTGCCGCTACCGTTCAATGTCAAATACTCGTCTTGACCTATTGGAATTTCGGTATCAAGTGAAATATCGGTGTCAAGGCAAGGTCCGTTCAGAGCGTCAAATATAAGCTCCGAGAACGGCTCCGCCTTATACGTCACTGACAAAACGGCTTTTCTGCCGTCGTGTTCGGGTGTATATGACACGCTGTCCATTACCCTTACATTCCATTTAACAAACGGCATATCGTTAAAAATAAGCGTGCCTTTGCCCTTAAACCAACGGCTTATAGCGGATAGCTTTTTGTTTAATTCTTCGGTACTGTCCGCACCGATGTTAAAATCAATCTGAAATTTTCGTGTATTGAAATATTCGTGACCCGATACGTCTGTAAAATCATATTCACCGTCTGCTTCATTGACATTTTCGGTAAACTCCTTTACCTGTGGAAATACGGGACGGTCCTTTGTTCTGACCGTCACTCGCTTAAAATCCGTTGTATTTTTGCTGTTAAATTCAAAACCGTTACGCATATCTTTCCTCCTATAATCCTACGTATTTGTTCAATGCATCTTGTTTTTCTTCCGGTGTCATTTGCATGAAGTTATTTATGATCTTCCTGTTGTCGCTCATTGAATTATTTTCAATTTTGAAACTATCGAATTTGTCAAGCATTCGACTTAGCAAACTTTCTATATTACCGCCTGTCGCCGAAACCTTATCGGTTATTGTTGCCACGTATGCAGATATGTTGATGTCGGCATTTTGCAATCCTGTAAGAATGTTTTTCTTGCCGTCCTCCATTTGCTTGTATTCAGCCTCAAGACTTTCAATAGTGGCATTATTCTTTTTCTGTAGTTGGTACAATTCTTCATCACGTTGCAACTGTTTCATTTGTTCCTGCAACTCTTTGTACTTCTGTTGCCCCTTATCAGTAACTGAATTTGCGTACACATCAAGTTGTGCCTGTACCTCTGACATATCTGTTTTACGATCCTGTACGTCCCAACTGTCACGAAGTTCTTGCTCTTGCTTTGAAAATTCGTCTTTGACATTTGAAATATAGTCTTGTTGCTTTTGGAGCAGTTCGTCAACCGCACTTGATTGCGACTTGTACAGTTCCATACTGTACTTGTTTGTGTCGTCAATAAATTCCTCAAAACTGATTTTACCCGCATTGTAAAACTCTTTTACTCGGTCAATTTTGCGTTTTAGAAAATCTTCCTCACTGTCACCGTACTTATCCCAATCATCATATGTACTTCTTAACTCCTGCCAAGCGTCTGCGTCCTTTTGCCATGCCGAATACTCGTCAGCATTCTTTTGAGCCACTGCGTCATAACGTTTTTCTTCAAGTGCCTGTTTTTCCTCGACGTATTTTTGATAATTAATAACGTCATTCGCATAAAATTCTTCAAGACGTTCCGCCTCTCTGTCGATACCTGCAATGTAGTCGTCTATCGACATATTGTGATACTTCTGCTGATGTTCAAGCCAACTGTCAGAGTAACTTTTCATATCGTCATAAAGCGTTTCGCCTGCGTCCGACACGTTGTCAACATAATCGTCCCAAGTGATTTTTGCGTCTTGTAAATCTTGATAATTTCTGTCTTTTATACGTTTGAAAGCGTCAAGCGGTGTGTCGCCGTTATCACCCCAATCGTTTATGGCGCTGTGCTTTTCAAGGTATGCCTTTGACTGTTCGTTGAACTCTTTCGTCTGTTTCTGCATAATAGAGAATATTTGTTCCTCTATGTCGGCAATATCCTTGTCGTTCGACTTGAATTTCTCTTGAAATTCTAACCACTTTTCAAGTTCTTGTGCGGTCGTTACTGCGTGCGTTTTTGTGTAATGCGTCCAATCGTCCTTGGCTGATGTAAACGCGTCCGAATTGTCTTTTCCTGTTGCGTAATGCGGTATACCCATACCCGACATTATCGCCTTGGTTTGCGACGCTGTGTACACCTTTGCACCCTTTGACAATGGCAACAACACGTCCTTGCCCTGCGGTATAAATGCACGTCCTTTGTCAACGATTAATTCTCGCGGGTCAGATATACCCTTTTCATCATTAACCATTGCCAAACCACCCTCGAAGTTCTGCGTACCTTTTGCGACTTTCTTTTTGACGAACGTTCCCGTACTGCCAAAACGTGCCGCAGGAGCACTTTTATCGCTTAGTCCCTCTATAGACGAACCCTCAACAGAAACAGTATAATGGACTGTCGCAAATTTGTCTTCGGGTTGATAGCCGTCAGGTTCTGCACTATTCTTCTTAAATGTAACATTGCCCTCTTTGGGTGGTGCCGTATAGTTGTCAGGTTCTGTGCTGTCGTTAGTCCATATAACTTTACCCGTTGCAGTGATTTCACCCAACTTATTACCATTCAAATCGTTAATATCAAAACCGCCTGTATCGACATTAAATTTAATCTGAACTTCGTCATTTTTGACAAGTTCTTTTAATTTTTCATCAGCTGTATCTAATACAGATATATCACCCTCTGCACCGACTTGCAGTTTTACGTCACCTTTCGTATTTACATCATCTACAGCCTGTTGAAGTTCCTTTACTACCGAAATGTTCCCGTCGGCATCTATGACTATACGCTTATTCTCCGGAATCAGCCCCATGCTGTGTGCTAATTCGTTTGCCTGTTCGGTAATAACATCAAGTTTACCGTTTTCGGCAGCCTCTTTTACAGTCTTAAATCCGTTTTGCAGTAAAGCGGCATTTGTTGCAATATCACCTGAATATGCTCCAAACTTCTGCATTGAATGAACATAATCGTTAATTATATTATTCAATTCTGTTCCGTCACCATTTGCCGCTTTTTCCCACGCAGACTCTAAATTATCAACTCCATTCATTGCCAATGCAGCGGCTTGAGCATAACTGTTCATATCCAGTTTGCCCGCTGAAATAAATTCTTTCATATCGGACAATGATTTTTCCACACTCTCATTATCCTTATTTGCCACTGCTATTTTTAACAATTCAAGCTCCATGTTAGACAGTTCTTCTGCCGTATCATGTAGCTCCTGATGTGAACCGTCCAAATCATCAAGTTGTTTTTTATAATCTTCAAGTATTCCTGTCGCAACCTTATAACTACCAGTTATCGAGGCAAGCACACTTTCTGCATTTTTAGCGGATTCATCCGTTATCGCATTTTCATAGTCACTACCTATTGTATTTTTATATATTTCTTTGGCTTTTTCGTAGCCCTCAGCCGCAGTAATTTCATTATCCGCTATTTTTGCGGTAATATCACTGACTTTAGACTTTGCCTCTGAATATTTAGTCTGCAATTCTAATTCTTGGTTATAATTTTCTTGTGCCTCGCGTCGTGTTTGTATATAATTAGCATTATTATTTACTAATTCAGACAATTCGGCACGTTGATTATTTATGTTAGATTGCAGTTCATTCTTGGTTAGTTTGGTTAATTGTTCAACAGCGTCGTCCAAATTAGAATTATCGGAATTGATTACAAGATTATATTCTTGCGATAGCATTTCCTTTATTTCTTCTAACTTGCTTTTTGCATTGTCAACTTGTTCTTGACTGCTTTCAGGGCTTTCAATAACCATTTTTAACGATTTGATTTGCCCCTGTACTTCATTCAGCGATTTGTATTTTTCAAGGCTTTCTTTGACCTTTTCATTACCCTTGGATAGTCCCTCGCTCCACCTGTATTGCGATTGATACCATTTGTCATATGCAACCTTTCCGCCTATCGCCGCCGTAGCAATACCCGCAACAGCTAATGCGGCAGGACCTGCCGCCGCACCGATACTTGTCAATGTCGGTGCAAACTTCGCCAATGCTCCGCCTGCTGAAAATGCCTTTTTGATGTTGCCGACTGCCTCAACAATTCCGCCAACACCTTTGATTGCTCCGGCACTGACTTTTGAAATAGCACCTATCGCAATAACTGTCGCACCCGTATTAACAACAGCACGTTTTTGTTCGTCTGACATTTGCGACAATCCTTTTGCAAAATCGGCTACTGTGGTGCTTGCGTCTTTTATTGACGGCAACATTGTTTCGCCGATACTTCTTGCCGCCTCAACAATATTGTTTTTGGTAACTGACAACTGTGACGCAGTTGTTTCATTCTTTGCGTTAAACTCGTTCTGCAATGCAATGTTTTCGTTCCATGCTGTATTTGAACGTGTTACCGCCTCGGTGATACCTGCCTCACTGTTTGCCAAACGTAACAAAGAATCACGCAAACGCACTTCGGTAAATCCCATATCCTGCAACATACCGATTGCGTTTTCACCTGCACCGTCGGCATTTTGTAGACCTTTGATGAATGCGTCTATCGCCTCGGCAGGAGATGAATCAAACAAATTCTTAAATTCTTCTGTTGTCTTTCCTGTGATTTTAGCGAAATTCTCTAATTGTACGCCTGACGAAATCATTGAATTTAGTTCGGTGCTTGTGTAGCCTAAACCATCAGCCAATGACTTGAAGTCTTTGCTGTTGTTTGCGGATAGTAGTTGCAAATCTCTTAATGACATTCCTGTTTTGTTCATAACGTCATTAACCTGCGTATAACCGTTTGTAGTTGCCATTTGCATAGCAATCATAGCCTTACTGAACGCACTACCACCCATTTCAGCCTCTATACCAACGCTTGACAATGCGGTTGCTATACCTAATATATCGGCTTGACTTAATCCGATTTGTGTACCTGCACCAGCTAAACGCATAGACATATTAGCTATATCCGATTCTGTTGTAGCGAAATTGTTACCCAAATCAACTATTGAACTTCCCAAACGGTCAAAATTTTCTTGGTCCATTTTTGTAACGTTTGCGAACTTTGCAAGTGTTGCCGCACCCTCTTCGCCGTACAGATTTGTAGCAGTGCCGAGCATTGCCATTGTTTCAGTAAATTTAGATATGTTTTCAGTTTTTATACCCAACTGACCGCCTGCCGCCGCAAGTTCTGTTAATTCTGCCGTTGTCTGTGGAATGGCAGAATGTCCGTTTATTCCGACAGTCGTCATATCTATAATTTCTTGCCTAATCTTTTCAATCTGTTCAGGTGTACCGTCAACAGTTTTCTTTACATTTGAGAAATTGTTCTCAAAATCTATCGCAAACTTGGCACTCGCAACACCGCCCGCGGCAAGTGCAGTCGCCGCATACTGTAACGGTTTAGTTACAGTATCTATACCATCACCGACTTCTTTCCACCGCTTACCTGTATTCTGTAGGTTCTGCGCCTCATCTGCACGTTCAGCGGCTTTTAAGCCTTTCTCATATTCCTCGTATTGCTCTGTTGCTTTTTTGACGGTTGCTTGTGCGTCGGTATATGCCTTTTTACTTCCCGACAATGCCGCCTCTTGCGTACGAATAGAATCGGATATACTTTGACTTTGCTTTGTGTATGCCTCAATCTCGGTATTTACCCAATTCAATGCCTTTTGGTTGTCTTTGTATGCAACACTGTTTTTGTCAAGACCTTTATTCGCCTCTGTCAGCAACCGTTTTTCATTTGAACGCAAAGAAATTTGTTTATCTAATTCCGTTTTCTGCGCTTTCAGTGCCGTAACATTTTTATTTACAGACTTGACGTTATCCTCATACGCTTTTTTTGTATTCGTCAATGCCGTACGGCTTGTTTGCAAGGTGGTTTGTGCGTCTTGCATTTGCTTTTTATATGCCGTAAGACCTTTTGTACTCGTATTATTATTTTTGCTTTGCGTCTGCTCCAATTTTGACAATTCGCTTTCAACACTGCTAATTGTCTCCTCTAAGTCGGACGCGTCACCTCTTATTCTTACTACTAATTCCGCCGCGTCAGCCACTACAAATCACCTCACTACATTCCATAAAACATTTTTAAATACGGGTCATTTCCCGTATATTCTTCTTCCTCGTCCTCGATTATAACTGCAAGTAATAATCTTGGGTCTTGTTTTGCCAAATCATTCGGCAATATACCGTGATATTTCAACATTGTCCCATATAAATCGCTTAATCTTCCTTTTCGGTTGCCTGCTCCGGCAGGCTTTCCTCGTTTTTTCCCGTAAAAT